CTGGAAACCCTGTGCCGGTTCTCTGCCTGTGTATCCCACATCCATAACTCCCCAGGCTTCTGGTCCGGCACAAAATCATGAAACTGTAAAATCCCCCCCACCGCATCGGCAGGGCGCTCTGTCAGCAAAACGGATACCGACACCGCGCACCACGGCATATGCGGCCCGTTATCCAAATGCCAGTCATGGCCTTCCTTGCGGCACTCCACCCTGACATACGAAGGCTCCCGATGCGTGATATCAAACCTCGCAAGCACGGCATCAATAACCGGCTCCACAAGCGGGTCATCAAACCCCCTATACCCAACCTCTTTCGCCAGCAAAGCGCACTGTGTGGCGTCCAGAACGTCAGGGACAACAACTCTAGCCAATCAGCTTGCCATTAAGATACCGCCCACCAACGGACCTCTGAGCCTCTCTCTGAACCTCTGGGGCCGGTTCCTGAACAAAAGCCTCATTAACATCAGGCGTTTTAGGATCATCAGCCATAAACGTCCCGTCATCCTTCTTGGCCCTGGCCCTACGCCTTGCCGGTTCCTTCTTGGTCGATACCTTCTTCGCTGGTGCTTTAGCCATATCAAACTCTCCCGTAAAATTGCGATGGCCCCTCATGCCAGGGACAAAACAGATACCAGCAACAATTATCCTTGCCAGTATGCGGACTGTCTGCAATCCACCTCAGACGCCCTATAGACACCACAGACGCACACAACCGCATATACCCAGCCGATTGCCTGGTATGTGCCCAATCCGCGTCTATGAGCAACCACGCCTGTCGCTGCAAATACATCAAATGGTCAATAATGCTGTGTAAATCCGGCCTGTTCCAAGGCGGGTTGGTAATAAATATATCCGCATCCACATCAAGCAAACGTCGGCAGTCAACCCCCGCCCTTACCTTCGGATGATACCCGTGATCCTCAATATCACTGGCACCCGCACAAACATGGCCAAACCTCTCCAAATGATCGATTAACTGGCCATCGCCAGCGCAAGGCTCATAAAACCTTGTGCCAATCATCAAATGATCAAGAAGCGGTAAAACCCCCGCTTCCGGCGTAGGATAAAAGTCCTTAACCCGCCGATCAAAAACACTGCGTTTTCCCACAATGTTTCTCCAACTGTAGTGAGATACGGGTTGTGGTCCCATCCAACTGTCTGCGCGTCGGTGCCAGCGGGGGTACCCCTGGTCAACGACCCCCTGCCGTCAAAATATAAGAGTAACCCAATAATTTATGACAACGGCGACGACAACCTAGGATTGCCGCGCCTTTTGACTTTTATAGATTGAATGATTGCGATCGATCGATGCTATTGATTGTGATTAACCAGGGCATTTAAACAGGGCGACGTTCGCGGCCGCGAAAAGAGTGATACATGGTGGCGAACTATCCATTCCCAACATCCCAAAATAATTTATCTTTTTTCGCTCTTAATGTTTGACACCATTTATATATGTATATACAACAGTATTCATAGGGCGATTGTGCCCACTAGAAATAAGGAAACAAAACAATGTTAGATTTAATAATCGGAATTTCCCTTGTTGTTGGTCCCGTCTTATTTCCCTGGCTATTAATCAAGGCCTTGGAAATTGTTACCGATGCGACGGTGTAACAATGGAAAACAGAATAAACACAGCAAGCGACATTCTCTATCGTTGGGCTTGCGATCTTATCCCAACCAATGACGCCAAGGAACAATGTAAGCGCCTTGCAGGTTTCGACGTTGATTTTCGTCAACCTGATATTGGCGCTTATGTTCATGCTTTTGATATTGCTTCCGGCAATTTCGTCGAAATTCACTTTTAAGAGGGAAACCGAACAATGGATATTTTTATCACAATTTACCTAGTCTTTTTATTCCTGGCCATTTGGGGCGCTTTCGGCGCTGTCATTTACTTTGGAATAAAGGCGTCGCTGTCATGAACAAATACAAACTCAAAACATATTGCTTAAACATCACACCACACCGCGAAACGTGTGAAACTGTTTACGCTAAAACCGCCGTTGATGCCATTCGCACTGTTCCATTCTGGAAGGGCGCCATTGGATTTGTTGTTGATATAGAAACTAATGGTGAAATTAAAGCACATACACAAGACGGCAACGGTTGCAATGGGGCTTATGCTGAAATCATAAATTGATTATATCGCAAGGCGCGTCGTTTCGGCGCGTCTAACGATGTAATTAGCATCAACCAAGGGCAATTGTGCCCGCCTAAAAAAGGAAAATATAATGTATTTCTATTTAAACCCGAAATCCGCAAACAAAAAGACCGGCAAAATGCCTGTTTCCACAAGTGATCGTAACACTTGTCCCGATTCTTGCCCTTTCAAGAACAATGGATGCTATGCGGAAGGTTACCCGTTAAAAGGGCGTTGGGATGAAGTAACAGACGGCAAACGTGGCGGGTTGTTTTCCGATTTCGTTAACCAGGTTTCCGCATTGCCCGCCAATATCCTATGGCGCCACAATCAAGCGGGCGATTTACCAGGCGACGGTAAAAATATAGATCGTGGCGGGCTTTTAGCACTTGCTGGCGCGAACGCCGGAAAGCGTGGGTTTACGTTTTCCCATTACGACGTAGAAACAAACAAACATAATCGCGCCGCTATTGCTACGGCGAACGCCAAAGGCTTTACAATTAATTTATCTGCTAACAATTTAGATCATGCGGACAAATTAACGGACCTGGACATTGGTCCCGTCGCGACGGTTTTACCTATCGAATACGAGCGCCAAAGCAAAAAGGGCGTTTGGCAAGAAACGATGCATGAATATCGCGAACGCCTTAAAACATTGCCGGAAACGACGCCTGATAAAAACAAATTTGCCGTATGTCCGGCGACGTATCGTGACGACGTAACTTGTAAAACGTGCGGACTATGTCAAAAGCAATCGCGCAAAGTTATTGTGGGCTTTCCAGCACATGGTAACAGCAAGAAAAAAGCAAGCGCCGTCGCTTCATAAACGCGCTCACATTGCGATTGATCGCCATTGGCGGGATTCCCCAGGGATTGCCCGCTTTTGGTGTTAGTAGGGCAATGGTGCCCATGTGAGAGGATACGAAATGAAAATTATAGAAATACAGCCTGAAACAATAGAAGCATTCCGGCGCCAATGGCCATGTAGCGGATTGCATGACGTTAATCACATTGTCGCAGCATTTGCAGAAAATGGCGATTTAGTAGACTATGATTGTTGCGACGAATTAAGCAATCCCATAACTAACACCTGGGAAGAGTCCGGCGCTTTACCGGCGTTATTAGACGACGCAAAACAAAACGCCGAAATTATACCAATGCCCGCCGGAACAATAGGCCCAATTTGGAAATATTAAATTATGACACCCGATGAATTAAAAAGCATTCGCTATGCCTTGGGCCTAACGGTTCGGGGCTTGGCCGATGCATTGTCAGAACCTGGGCATAAACCCGTAAACCCGCGAACGGTTAGACGTTGGGAAACCGGCGAACAAGATATACAAAGCCCCGTTGCCGTCGCTTTGCGTTTACTTTTGCGCGAAAAAAAGCGCGAAAATTGAATAAATTTGGACTAGTGGGCTAATCGCGGATCACTAGTTCCTTTTTCCTGGGTTGCGTTTTCGCCAGCGTTTGGCGTTTCGTTTTCCCAGCCGATTATCATAGGTCCGCTATGTGTAACTTCGCTTTTCTGAATTGGTTGAAAATCTTTAAGCAATTTTTCCGCTTCCCAGCGACTATGTGCCAAGCATTCTTTTGCCCGCAAAATGTCGTCACGGCTAATCGCCGACTCAAGCGCCAGCTTATCCGTTTCCAGGCGGGCAAGTATGCCGTCGCGCCTTGCCTCGTTGACCATTGCCCGCAATTCGGGGTCTTGACGTTTCCATATGCGGACGTTCGTCGGATGTACATCCAGTTCCGCACACAACTCGTTTTCATACCGCCCAGCCTCAAGCCCAAGCAGCAATTTATCGATTAATTTTTGATTACGTTTCGTTGGACGGCCCATCGCCTACACCTCAAAAGGAAAGTGGCTGGTTTTTACGCCAGCCACCTTAAAGACCAAAACAAAGGCATTGGCGGGACAATCCCACCATATTTAATTTAGCCTAATCGGAGTCGCTTTGTAAACTAGGGCATTTCATTGATAATTACATTTTATAGTAGTTTTTTAGCCCTTCTAGCACTAAACGTAGTGTTTCAACGGTTGCTTTTCCTGTTTTCCAGGTACTAATCGGGTTGGAATTTCCGATTGAATGCTCTGCCAGCGACGCCAGCGGATAGCCTAAATGCTTAAGGGCTAATCGCACCTCGCGCTTGGCCCTGGTCACCACTTCCAGCATTTCAATGTTTTGCGTCGCCGGTATGTGGCCAAAGCGCACCGTGGCATACACCTCAACCAGCATAGCCTTGCGGAACACTTCGGCAAATCGCTGGCCAGCTTGGTATTGAGAGCCGTCAATCAAGTCCCGCCGACGCAAGGTTTCAATGGGATCGATAGTGGTATTGCGGGCACGTTTCATGCCAGCAATCATCGTTTCCTCAAGGATATAATCGCCGTGACTTTTGGCTTCCGGCGTCCCTAAATCGCTGTGTGGCGCCTTCAGCTTTTTCTTACGCCGGACCATCAAAACGGAATATCGTCACCAAGGTCATCGTCAATGTTGTCTGGCTTGTCATCAGGTAAAGGGCTAACCGTCGCGTCCTTTGTGACCTTCCAAGCCTTCACATCCGTGTACCATCGCCCGTTGTACTCGCGGCTTTCGAGGTCAATGCCAACGTCAACAACGTGCCCTGCCTTGATAGCAAACTCGTCAATTTTGTCGTTCCAGGCCATGAAACAAACCTTCTTCGGATATTGGCCGTCGGTTTCCAGAACGTACTCTTGCTTTCGCCACGGCCCTTTAGCTGATTCGCCAGACTGTTCGTCAATCACCTGGATGATTTTCCCTTGCAAATTCATGTTGTTAGCCCTTTCTTGACATTATCTTTCGTTGTTTTGATGCTTCCGCACGACGCGCAGATCGGTTGTTTATTTCCATCGCTCCTTCAAAATCTTCGTCTAAATCATTAAGCCCTTGATTGTTTGGAAGTAACCTCTTGCTATGGGTGTTTCGCGAAAAATCAGGTGTACGTGTATGCGTTGATCGCAATTTTTTACCCATTAACCTTTCCTAATCGCCTGATTAATAACGGATTGCGTTCTGTCCGGCGTCAGCTTCTTTTCCAACGCCGCCTTGATTTTGGCGCGATTATTACGCCAATCGATTTCCTCTTTCAGTTCATGCCAGGATGGCCACCACATGGACTGATCCGGCCACTTGCTGAGAACCTCATGCACGTTGTCGGCAGGGTATTGCTCCAGGCGCGAACCGTAAGCCTCAACGGCCAGATCCAGCGTGATCTGATCGTCCTTCTTGCGCTTGGTCAGGCTGAATACTTCGGCAATCAGCATTCCCAACGCCTTGGCTGGCATCGGCTGGCTGGCGGCATCGATAGCTGCAATGGCCGCATTGATGTCATCAACGGGGCAGGGGCCGTCGATGGTGTAAGCGACCACGTTAAAATCCCTGTCAACCACTGCGTCTAGCGACGAAACCACTGACTGCGGCAGCGATGCTTGCAGATTGTGTTCCGTTTCCACTACGGATCGGGATTGCTGGCGTTGGATTAATTGCTGTTGTGTCATCAGACCATCGCTCCTGGTTCAACCATGTTGACGGGTAGGGAATATAATTTTTGTCCTGACCGATAGCCGCTTCGATAAATCGATCACGGCCCTGGCAGAGGGTTTCAAAATCAGTTTTTTTGAGGGCGGTTTTGAACGCTTTTCGGGCGCCACCTTTGCCGACTTTTCGCGGCCAGGGTTCATACCAAACCTCGAACAAATCGTCAGATTTGGGCGATATAGTTACGTTAGTAACTATACTAGGTGTAGGTGTAGGTATAGGGGCATTGCGTTCGCATACCTGTTTTTCCTTTTGCCACCGTGACTTAGCGGAAACGCTATTCTTTTTCGCTTTTTTCTTCACATACTCATATTCTTCTTTAAGACGCTTTTGTGTGATGTGATTTCCTGTCGTTGTGAAGAACTCATCCAGCAGATTTTTGACCAGGTTTTCCATCTGATCATCGGTGGCCCGAAGGCGCCTTTTTACCCACTCCAAATCGTTCGGAATTTTGCAGTCTGGCGACCGCCAGATCGTCATCAAAAGCATCAAATACAGACCATGCTCCTCATGCGTCAGGTGCAACGTGTCGGCCATGTAGGCGTCGGTCCAAAGGGGTAGGTGAGGAAATTTAGCCATCGTTTAATTCCTCCTGGGGCACAAAGTAGGCTGGGCGCCCGCCCACAGGGTCTTTCCACCACTTGTCCTGTTTGGCGTCGGCCCCTTTAATCCAGCCTTTAATTTCATATTGGCCATGCATCCCCACTAACAGATAAAACAATCGGTCATCTGCATCGTATGGATGGACAATTAAACTGCCGTTTTTATGGCTGGTTGCGCGACAATCCACGTCGCCAACATCAGGGATTTCCCTGTTCGTATGGTCTGCAAGAAACACGTTTAAATGTTTCGCCAGCGCCATTTCACTGATGGCCCCTTCAATTGACCGCTCCCAGGTGCCTGTTGGGGGTGTATTGCGGAGTTCCGAACGCTTCGCTTTATTCCTTCTAAGCAACCGCATTACGCCGATCATGGCGCCCTGGAAGACTTCCGCATATGACAATTCGACTTTAGCCATCTAATTAGCGCACTCGTCATCGGGAACTTCGCCCAGTGACTGCCAGCAATACGGGCAGGGGACTTCATAAGGTCCATTCCAGTTAACCCGTTCGATGTATCCTTCGCCTTGGCAATCAGGGCAGGTCATCGCTGCCATCCCGTTTGTTGTTCCGCACCAAACTCAACTTCACTTTTCTTGACGCAAGCAGGGCAGATGTCCCAGGCGCCTTCAATGACGGTTGAGCGCACTTCTTTTTGTTCCACGCCGTAAGCCATCACCCTCACAATTCGGTCCACTGTCCGCTGATTACGCCAGATCATGTGTTCATCACGGCATCTTTCACATTCAAAATATCGCATTAGTAAACCTCTTGAATCTTGACGCCTGGAAACAAGGCTTCCACCAGCTTTTTTTTGAGCCGATAAACGGGCGTTTTAACGCCTTTCACATCCTCAACGATGCTTTCTCTCGCAGTGAAATACCTAAAGTCCGCTTTGTATGTGCAAATTTTTTTGCCATCGATCCGGCACTCAAATGCGGGCTGTAATTCCAAATGTGAGATTTCGCCAGCGCGTTCCAGCAAAACAAGTTCCATGTACCGTGCAGCCTCGCGCTTACTGTCGAACACGATGCCATCGACCTCCGTTTTGACGGCTTTGTATTTGCTCCTAAAGGCCATCTTTATTTTCCGGCATATGATCTTCCAGGTTAACGACATTGCCCCTCAGTGGGCCAAATTGGGCATCCAGGGCACGTTCAATAATCATGGTCATGGTCATACCCCTGCGCTCCGACTCTTCCCGTAAGATGTCCATCAGGTCCGCTCGCAACCGAATATAAAAAGGGGTCTTGGTTTTCATGCGTCAAACTTTTTTTATTTAAAACTTGACACTCTTATAGCACATCAGTATATACCCGTATAGGCATTATGTTTTGATGACATTGGGTTGTCAGAACATTTACAGAGGAGAATATACTAATGACAAACGCAATTACGATTGAGCAGACTTGGAAACTGAACCCAGGTAAAGATGATTGGGATCATCTTGGTTATAAGACGATCACCGTCCACACGATATATTTGTCGCGAGTGAGGGTGCGGCCAGATTACATGGCTGACAATCGGCGTATGCGGTGGGCAACTGTAACCAGAATCCTCTTCAATCTGGGAAATGAGGGACACCACTGGAAAGGTAAATCTTTGGCAGAACGGTGGGAAATTATTCGCGGCATAGAAAAACGCTGGTTCCCGCAAGTATGGCCCCGTCCAAAAATTCATATTTACGAATATGCGGGCATTGCAACGTGCGATGGTGAATTGGACACGTTCTTTGATTGGGATGATTTCCAAGAACTGCTGGCATACGACGTGTATTCGCCAGTGAAGTCCAAGACCACCAAGAAAAAAGCAGCGTAGGGGAGAAGGGTGATGCGATTTTACCAAGTGCAAGACATAAACCAACAAGACGGCGTCTTCGAATCAGCCGAATGGTTTACGACACGCCGCGAAGCGGAGAAACGGGCGCGGGAAATAGACCGTGAAGATGGCGTGGCTTTTGTGAATACATTTGACATTCCAACAACGAAAAAAGCGTTGCTGGCGTGGCTAAAAATTTACGGCAATCCAACTGGATTTGGTAGTTGTTAAGGGGGGGAATGATGGCAGACGAACCAAAAGGCTCAACGACGCTTGCCGATGGCGGCGTCTATGAGCATGGCGGCGGTACGGATGACCCGATAGTTTTACTGTTTCGGGTATCCACTGCCAGGCAGGGCGCCGATGGCCTGGGTATCGATGCACAAAAGAAGATGTGCATGGACTACCTTAACGGCGGTAACTGGAAAGTTATTGGCGAGTTCATCGAGGTGGAATCCGGCGGCAAATCGGACAAGGAACGGGAGCAACTGGATGCCGCGCTGGCAATGTGCCAGAAGCACGGCGCCACGCTCCTGGTGGCCAAGCTGGACAGGTTAAGCCGTTCGGTAGCATACGTTGCACGGCTTATGGAATCGGGCATCAAGTTCGTATGCGCGGATCAACCTCATGTATCTGACCTCACTATTCACATCATTGTGGCGATGGCCCAGTATGAGCGCGAACAAATCAGCGATAGGGTCAGGAAAACCCGTGCGGAAATGAAGCGCATTATCAAGGAAGACGGCTTTTATGCGACAAAGTCGTCTGATCGCCAAAAGAAAATGACGAAGCTGGGATCAGAAAAGTGGGATGAAGTTCAGGTTATCGGCCAAGAAGTTAAACAGAAACGGGCTGATGCTTACGCGCTTTCTGTTTGGCCTGAGATCGTGCAGTGCCGCCAGCTTGGTATGACAACTATGCGGCTAATCGCGAAAGAATTGACCCGTCGCAAGGTCGAAACCCGCGCCCGTCAACGCCAGATTGATAAGGATAAGGCCGTGTTTGGCGACCCTGTCTGGCACCCGCAACAGGTGAAAGCAATTATTGATCGCGTTGAAGGTGATAAATAGTTGACATTAAGAACCATTCGCATAAAAAAGATTGATAAAGAAATGCCAAAGCGATAACAGATGGTAAATAAATTTAACAAAAGATTGGAAAAGTATGACCAAAATCATCCAAAATCACGGCGGGACTTACGTTCTGTTGTGCGAAAATTGGGCGATGGTCATGCGCGATTGCTTGTACCAATGTTGCACCCTGATCACATTCGATTTGCGGCTATTGTTTTTGAAGACCTTGCCAAAATATTCGATGAAATTGCTGGCAAGCGTACTACCAACATTCAAAAAGTGCTAACCGCGAAGGCTGTTTTGAAGAAAGCAAACGATGACCTGGAGAACTATGCGCGTGACGATATGTCGTATGTCTATGGTCTAAGGTCGTTATTTCATGACAAACGTGAAACCTAATAAAAATGGCAGAGGAGAAGAACTATGTACCTACCAAAACCGCATAATGTATACTCTGATAAGAGTAGACTTTTTATCAACACCTTGAAAATGCTGGGCGGGGTCACGCTGTTTGCGGGCCTACTTCTAGGGGTCTACGCCTGGACGATTATGGGCGCCGCAATGCTGGGGGTTTTGTGATGAACCTCTTTCAACATGCGGATTATACGTCATTGCAGGGTGATTTAAAAGTCGCTCAATCCCGCTGCCAGACACGCCGCATTAATCACATTCACAACCAACTGAAGACCGTAGTTACCGACATCCTACGGGATGAAACGGGGTTAACGGTTGCCGTCAAGAACCAAGTGGGTTCGTCACACGCCAGCGACATGGGGGGTACTAAATAAGATGGTAGGTAAACTTACATCAAACCTCATGTGTTCATGTAGTATCTTGCCTTACATTATGGGCTTATCGCCTTACAAGACCCGCAACCAACAGCTATTGGAAATGTGGGCACACAAGGAAGGCAAAGGCAAAGAGTGGGAAGGCAATGAAAGCACACATTGGGGCAATGTCCTTGAGCCAGTAGTCCTCACAAAAGGATGCGAACGCCTGGGCCTGATTCCCGAACTTAATATCACCGAACCTGTGGTGCATCCGACACTGCCGCTGGCGGGTAGTTTGGACGGCAGGGCCGATGGCAAGAGCATGACCATACACCATGACCCGTCCAAGGGCATCTATGTTGTAGGCAATGACCGCATTGTATTGGACGGCATCGGCGTCCTTGAGAGCAAGGTAACGCGCAGTAGGCCGGAAGACTTCCCCGCCATGTGGCGCGGTCCTGTCCAGGTGCAGGGCCAGATGATGTGCGGAGGATATAAATGGGCGGCACTTATCATCCTATATGGCGGCGTGGAAATGCGAATCTTCCTGTTCACGCTTCACGCTGGCACAGAGAAATCCATTACTGAAGCGTGTTCGGATTTGGACAGACGGCTAAACGCAGACGAAATTGAGTACTACGATCTTGCCGATGCGGCTGATGCGGCTCTGGTTTATTCCCTTGGCGACAAGGAAAACCCTGTGGATTTGCCAGCCGGATTTGATGATCTCTGCAAGGAATATCTGTTGCTGAAGGATCAGATCAAGGAAGGCAGCGAAGCACTTGGAGTGCTAACCGCCGAAATCCAACGGAAAATGGGCAACCATACAACGGGGCTGGCCGGAAACTATCGCGTGTCCTGGCCTGTCAAAAAATATCGTGAGCAACCTGAGAAAGTTATACCGGCCAAGTCGGCATATCAGGTTCGCCAAAAAACCATAAGCATAAAGGAGATAAAAAATGGGTGAAGTTGCAACAAAACAATCGGGTGTTCTCACGCCTCGCAATATGGCAGAGGCCATGCAGTTTGCGGAAACAATGGCCGTGTCTGCATTCTGCCCGAAAGCATTCCAGCATAAGCCAGCAGATATTGTGGTTGCCGTCCAATGGGCAAGTGAAGTAGGGCTGGCGCCGTTAGCTGCCATGCAGAATATGGCAGTCATTAATGGCAAGCCAAGCCTATATGGCGATGGCATGATGGCGCTGATCACTGGGCATCCAGAATACTTTGGCCACAAGGAATGGCGCGAAGGCGATGAGGCGTTCTGCACTATTATCCGTATGCGGTTTGGCGAAAAGGTTGAAACGACAAGATCGTTTTCTATGGCCGATGCTAAACT